CAGTCGCTTGAGACAAAGATAGACAGCATGGTCCAAGATGACCAGGTCAACCCTGTTGGCGTTGACTCTATGTCTGGTGCTTTGCCAGAGACTGCAGCTGCCCCTATTGATATCGTTGATCAACAAACCTTTGAGCCATATGAGGTGGCTGGTCTTGGTCTTGGCTTAGTCAAGCAAGCGCTCAAGAAAGCCCCTACAAAGACCAACATACCCATATTAAAAGGCGCTGATGAGTTAGGTACGGTTGGACCATATCAGGTCATCAAAGACGCTACACCCAAAGTAGCTGAAGACATCTTACAAACTGCACCTGGTATGCCAGCTGCTGGCAAGCCCTCCCCTACTTCTGTAGAACTCAAAGCTGGGGTGCAGGCAACAACAACTAGCCTGGACAACATCATTGGCCCAGATGAGTTAAAGCAGCACATAGAGGCCACTGGCCGTGCATATGGCGCTGATAGGCTAGAGAAGGTTTCCTACAAAGTCATTGCTGCTAAAGCTATGGATGAGGGATATGACGAGGCATTTATTGCCAAGATCATTAACCCATTAGAGGAAACCAAAGCCAATCCCAAAGATGCGTACAAAATGCTGCTCACAATTGTGGATGCTGGCAAACACGCATTTGATCTTGGTGAGCAAGTTAAGGCTGCCAAGGCTGCAGGCACTCTGACACCAGAGTTGGCCAGCGAATTCCAGCAGGCTGTAGCTTTTGAGGGTGTCTTGATGAAGGCAGCCAGAGGACGCCAAGCTGATATTGCTAGAACACTTGGTATCTTCAGAACAGCCAGAGAGGCTGGCGCACAGCGTGGCGCAATGCTTGAATCAATTCTGACTGAGGCTGGTGGCATTGAGTCAGTGCATGACCTGGCCACAAAGTACACAGCGTTGGACTCACGTGGTGGCCGTGCTGCTCTGTCCGAGAAGACTATTGGTGGCAATGTCAAAGATATCTGGTTTAGTACCTGGATCAATGGTTTGCTATCTAGCCCAGTGACCCATGTCAAAAACATTGCTGGCAATCTATTCTTTGGCGCTTATCAGATCCCAGAGCGAGCTGTTGCATCTGTCATTGGTACTGCTAGAAATGCTTTGTTTGGTGGCGAGAGAGCTATCCAGGCCAATGAGGTATATGCCCAGGCTACAGGGTTTTTGCAAGGCATGAGAGAAGGTGGCGTCATTGCTGGCAAGGCATTTGTCAACAATGCACCAACAGATCCATTTACAAAGATTGAAGCTGCAAGAGCTGGCAGAGACACCTTTGACATAGATATGGGTGATTCAATGGCTGGCAAAGCCATGTCCAATGCGCTGAAGTATTGGGGTAACTTTGTCACTGTGCCAGGCCGAGCATTGATGGCCGAGGACGAATTCTTTAAAGCTGTCGGCTACCGTATGGAGCTTAACTCTTTGGCAACTAGAGAGGCAAACACTATGTATGCCAATCTAGTTAGCAAAGGCATAGGCGCTGATGATGCTGCCAAGCAAGCACAAGACTTAATGTCTAGCATATTGATTGACACTCCAGCTGATATAGAAAGTGCTGCCAGAGGTATGGCACGTACTGTGACATTTACACGTGAGCTTGAGCCTGCCCTACAAGGCCTCCAATCAATGGCGCAAAACCCATTGATCAAGATGTTTATACCGTTTGTTAAGACGCCAACAAACATTGCCATGGAGACTATGGCTAGGACGCCTGGCTTGAACTTTGCCAGCCCACGGTTCTGGGCTGACTACAACGCTGGCGGTATACGCCAAGACATGGCTCTGGCCAGGGTAACTCTTGGCTCTGGAATGATCTACGCTGCTGGCGCATCTGCGCTAGATGGTGGCCTGACTGGCTACGGTCCTATGCGTAACGAGGATAAGAAGGCTTTGGAAGGCACTGGCTGGCAACAGTTCAGCAAAGTGTTTAACAAGTCTGATATCAGTCCAGATCAGATTGCAGAATTCCAGAAGATCACTAGCGTGTCTATTGGACCAGATAAGGTCTATGTCAGTTATGCAGGCCTAGAGCCAATTGCATCCATGATGGCCATTGCTGCTACAGCTGCTGAATATGCACAAATGGGTGGTGACGGTAGCCAGATGGAAAAGCTGATGATGGGTGGCGCTCTTGGCATCTATGAATATATGTCTGAGCAGCCAATGCTCCAAGGCTTTAGCGACATGAGTAAGGTATTTACTAGCGGATCTAAAGATGCTGCTGGTGTGTTCTATGACTTGATGCAAAAGTCTAGTAAGCAAGTCGGTATGTTTGTCATAGGTGGTTCACCTATTGGCGCTCATTCATCTATGGTGGGTGCAGTTGAGCGGGTCATGGATCCCACTTCTGTAAACACTATGCCACCAGGTATGGGTACACGCAACAGCATTACTGAAGGTGCAATGCGTGGGTTCTGGGAGGCTGTCAACTATTACAAGGGACGCAATCCACTGACTAGCGATCAGCTGCCAAGGGCTTTGGACACCATCACTGGTGAGACTCGCAAGATTGGCCAAGGAAACCTGGGTGAAATGTTTAACCCATTTAAGACCTCTGATGGCAAGATGTCTTTGGCTCATGCAACCCTGGTTGAGTATGGTGTGCCACAACATATCCCAGACAAGAAGATGGATGGCGTGGCTTTATCTGCCACCCAGTACAACCGATGGATTGAGTTGGCCACTGCAGATGGTGCGCTAGAGCAGGCAATCATTCGCATTGGCAAGAGCAAGGAAATGCAGCGTATGGCTGGCATTGACTTAGGTGCTGCACAAGACGTAATCACATCTGAGATCAGCGCTGCTTACAGCAGAGGCAAAGCACAACTGCTCTTAGAAGATCCAGATCTAGCTGACGCCATCAGAAACATCAAAGAGGCACAGCGAGATGAAGGCAAATTTAAACGGTAAAGCAAGGAACTAAAGATGGCTTATCCAATATCAGACGTAACCAGAAGGGTTGTCTACACAGGCAGCGCTGGTGTCGGACCGTACTCATTCACATTTGAAGTACTGGCCAACACTGACATCCAGGTCTACAAGAACACTACCCTGCTGACGCTGACTACCAACTACACGGTGACTATCAATGCCAATGGCACTGGCTCGGTTACCTTGGTTGTTGCAGCCACTGGCGCAGACACCATCACCATTGTGGGTGACCGTGCTATTCAGAGGGCTACAGATTTTGTGACTGGTGGTGACTTGTTTGCCAATACTCTCAATGATGAGTTTGACAGCTTGGTTATCTTTGCCCAGCAAGTGGATGAGAAAGCTGACCGTGGTCTGAAAGCGCCAGTGACTGATCCGACAGACGTCAACATGGTGCTGCCAGTTAAGGCGTCACGCAAAGGCAAGGTGCTTGCGTTTGACTCTACCTCTGGCGATCCAGTAGCTGGTCCAGCTTTAGACGCTGTGACTACAGTGATTGCTCAGTCTGCCAACATCAATACGGTGGCAACTAATATTGCTAGTGTTAACACGGTTGCTGGTAACAACACCAATGTAACTACAGTGGCTGGCGTGTCTGGTGCTGTGACTACCGTGGCAGGCATTAGCGCAAACGTAACCAGTGTGGCGGGTAACTCTAGCAACATTAATACTGTGGCTGGTATCAGCGCCAATGTGACTACCGTTGCTGGTATCAGTGCTAACGTAACTACGGTTGCAGGCATATCGGCTAACGTGACTAGCGTTGCTGGTAACAGTACCAACATCAATGCTGTTGCTGGTAACTCTACAAACATAAACGCAGTAAACGCAAACTCTACAAATATTAATACTGTTGCTGGTGTTAATGCTGCGGTCACTACGGTGGCCACCAACATATCGTCTGTCAATACTGCAGCTACCAACATAGCAGCCATCATCGATGCGCCTAACCAGGCTACAGCTGCTGCCAACAGTGCTACTGCAGCTGCTGCTAGTGCTGCTGCTGGTATGTACTCTGCAGTGCAAGACAAGTCTGCTAACTACACGGTGGTGGCTGGTGACGCTGGTGACTTAATCCGAGTGACTACCACCAGCGGTGCTGTCACTATTACCCTGCCAACAATCAGCACGGTAGGTGATGGCTTTAAGGTGGCAATTGTCAAGTGGACTGGTGACGCCAATGCGGTGAATGTTGTACGCTCTAGCACTAACACCATCAACGGTGCTACATCAGCAACCATTGGATCGCAGTACTCATCAACTATCTTTGTTGCTGACTTTGAGACTGATCAGTGGTTTGCTGCAAGCTCTGGTTTAGGTGCAACCAACATAGCAGTGGATGCGTTCTCTGGTAATGGATCTACTACAGCGTTCACCTTGTCTGGTGACCCTGGCAGTGAGAACAATACCCAGGTGTATGTCAGCGGTGTATATCAAGAGAAGGACACATACTCTGTCTCTGGTACTACGCTGACATTTAGTACTGCGCCACCCACTGGCACTAGCAATATTGAAGTAGTGTCTAGTGCGCCTTTGGCCATTGGTACACCAAGCGATGGCACAGTGACTACTGCAAAGCTGGCAACTTTAACTCCAGGAGTAGTAATTTCTGGATCTTCATCAGGAGATGCCTTGCGTATTACTCAACTTGGTACTGGTAATGCTTTGTTGGTTGAGGACACGACTAATCCTGATTCATCACCGTTTGTGATTGACAGTTCTGGTGTTCTAATTCGTGGCGCAACTGCATCGCAAACAATTTTTGGTTCTTCCGTTAGAAATCAATTTCTTGGAACTGGCAATGAGGCTTCAAACGCCATAGTTGGGTATGCCAACAGTACAACGGGCGGGGGTAATGGTCTTATTCTTGGAAGGTCTAGAGGCGCTACAGTTGGCGCAGAGGTCATTCTCCAGTCTGGCGATTTAATAAACAGAATTAGTTTTGTTGGCTCTGACGGAACGGCGCTTATTGAGTCCGCACATATTGAATCCAGAGTAGACGGAACTCCCGGCACAGGTGATATGCCCGGTCGCTTGGTCTTTAGCACCACTGCTGATGGTGCAAGTACGCCTACTGAGCGTATGCGTATCGACTCTAGCGGTAACTTGCTGGTGGGGACTACAACAAATTCTTTATCTACAAAAATATTTGTTAGTGGAAGCATTGGGGCACAACAGACCTATGGGCCAATGTACATCAGCAATGAAAACAACACAGACAATGTGGGTCGTGCTACTTTTTCTTACAGACGTGGCGGTACTGAAGTAGGTTTTGTTTCTACTACTAACACTTCAACCGCTTACAACACTTCTTCAGACTATCGTTTAAAAGAAAATATAGCCCCAATGACGGGTGCTTTGGCAAATGTTGCCAGACTCAAGCCTGTTACCTATAAATGGAAATCTACTGGTAGTGATGGGGAAGGCTTTATTGCACATGAATTGGCTGAAGTTTGTCCTCATGCTGTTACCAATGAAAAAGATGCCGTAGATGAAAATGGTAACCCTAAATATCAAGCGATTGATACATCATTCCTAGTAGCAACACTAACAGCGGCTATCCAAGAACTAAAAGCAATAAACGACACACAAGCCGAAACAATCAACGCACTAACCGCCAGAGTAACGGCACTGGAAGGAAACTAACATGGCACTCACACAAGTACAGCCAGGAATGCTGGCATCTGATTCGCAGTACACAGGGTTTAAATCAAGAATAATAAATGGTGCAATGGTTTTTGACCAGCGTAATGCTGGGGCTAGTGTTACTGCTACGGGGTCTAATTATTCTTTAGACAGATGGCAGATGTTGGCTTCTGCAAGTTCTAAATTTACTGTTCAGCAATCCTTAACTGTTCCAGCAGGATTTACAAAATCTTTACTAGTTACATCTTCTGCGACAACTTCATTGGGTGCAACAGATTATTACCTTATCACACAAAAAATTGAAGGTTTTAATACTGCTGATTTAGGATGGGGTGCGGCTGGCGCATCTGCTGTTACTGTTTCCTTTTGGGTTCGTAGTTCTTTAACTGGAACATTTGGATTTGTTTTGCGAAATAGCGCTGGCAATAGACTTTATCCTGCAAGTTACACAATAAATTCTGCAAATACATTTGAATATAAAACTGTAACTATTGCTGGAGATACGACTGGAACTTGGTTAACAGATAATAATGTTGGTATTGAAATAGATTTTGGATTAGGCGTTGGCTCTACTTATAGCAATACAGCGGGAACATGGACAACTGGCGGTCTTGGAGTTACAGGCGCAACAAGCGTAGTCGGCACAAATGGCGCAACCTTCTACATCACAGGCGTACAACTAGAAAAAGGCAGTACCGCAACGAGTTTTGATTACAGACCTTATGGTACTGAGTTGCAGTTATGTATGCGTTACTATGAAAAGACTTATGAGATTGGGACTGTACCAGGCACGGCTACTTCTCTCGGTGTTGCAACTTCTGGTGGTGGTTCTACAGGAAGTACCACGAGTTTTATTGGGGGGAATGGTCAGAGATTTACTGTGCCAAAAAGAACTGCGCCTACAGTAACTGTTTATGACCTTGCGGGTAATAGTGGCGTATGTCAGAGATGGCAACTAGGCGTAAGTAATGTTAATAACCAAAACTGGGTAACCGACACCCCAAGTGCAACTGCGTTTAGTGGTTATTCTGGTTCTGGGTCAAATACATCTGGTGTTAATTATCATTACACAGCATCTGCGGAGTTATAAATGTACAAACTACAACCAAACAACATAGTAACGGGTGAGCCATCTAAAATAGTAAGGCGTTTGTCTGACAACGCAGACATACCTTTTGACCCACAAAATTCAGACTACCAAGCCTATTTAAAGTGGGTGGCTGAAGGCAATACACCAGAGCCTGCGGATGCTTGAGGATACTGACACACGCCTGGCCGTGCATGAGGCGATATGCACAGAGCGCTACAACAACATTGATCGCACATTGCGTGATGGTGAAAAGCGCATGACCAAGATTGAGTACTTGTTGTATGCAGTGATTGCCTGCGTCTTGCTAGGCCCTGGTACTGCAGCCACGTTCATCCATAAGTTCTTTGGCATATAAGATGTGGATCCATTCTCTCTTCTCATGCTGGCGCAGGGAGCTTTCTCAGCTATCAAGCAGGGCTGCGAGTTTCTACACCAAGGCCGTATCCAGCTGGAAGGCGCTAAGAAAACAATTGATGGAGCGATGGCAGATGTCAAAGCCATCAAGGGAATCTTTGATTGGTTCATTGGCCTGTTCATATCAAAGCCTAAAGTTGATATTGCAAAGCCTATTGCTAAATCAGCACCCAAGTCAAAGCCAGCAGCTGCAGCCAAGCAACAGCAATCCTATGAGCAGCTCGAACTTGAACTCATTAAGTCAGTCGGAGAAAACATTGGAATCCTCTTTGACACCCAGCAGCAAATCAACACCTACTACCAAGAGCTTGAAGAAGACTCCAAAACAAACTACAACCCAGACCAAAACACCAGCAAGAAGGCGATCGAGCGAGCATTGATTGAGCTACAGCTGGAGAAGTTAATGGAGCAGACCAGAGAGGCGATGGTGTATGCACCAGCAGAATTGAAAGACTTGTACAGCAGATTCTTGAAGATGTATGGGCAGATTGAAAGAGAGCAGGCGTGGGCTAGAGCAGAGATGATCAGAAGAGCCAGGCTGGCTAGGTGGCGTAAAGAACAACAAGAGATCAGGCATATTGAAATGATTAGTGGAGGCATTGCAGTCATGTTCATATCATTATTTTTTGGGTGGTTTATGTGGGCAATACAAAACTTGTCTGGTGGATTTTGATGAGCGTCACGCTGTGCGTTGTCGTGGGCGCTACGTCAGTGGCATACATTGAGACTTTGTATATGAAAGCCCAACTAAAAAAAGAGATCAAAGAATTGAGAAAGTTAAAGGCAGAGATAAAAAAAGTACAGAATCCAAATGGAACTAATGAATGAAATACGCACTGTTACTACTGCTATTGCTCACGGCCTGCGATGACCGATATCGCTACTTCTGCCAAGACCCAAAGAACTTTGTGGCCAAGCGCTGCCAACGTCCTGATTGCCAATTCACCCAAGACTGTCCCGACTATTTAGTAGCACCTATATTGGAGAAATCAATTGTCCAACCCCCAACCCAAGTTTCATCCGAACCGATTGCTAACCCAAGAGGAAATTGAGATAAGGGTCTGGGCCTTTGTGGTCCTGATCGTTACCTTTATTCTTGCTGGCATTGTGATGTTCATGCTGTACAGCCTGGCCTTTGTTGTGCAGCCAATCAAGTCTATGGCGCCTATTGACCAGGCGTTTGCCAAGATGCTTAATGACATTGTGCTGCTCATTGTGGGTGGCATAGGTGGCGTGATGTCTCGCAAGGGCGTACAGACTATTGCAGACAAGGTATCTCAAGCAAGTAACCCAACACCACCTACCCCGCCTGCTCCAGCTGCAGCGCCAGCTACTTCTACCTGGACAGCACCAGCTGGTGGCCTGCCTGCTTGGGTGAACCCAGTACTTGATGAAGAGTGGAGAGCGCCACCACCACCGACTACGCCACCAGACTACGTTGATCCAGCCAAGGAAGAGATTGCACAGGAACGTGCTGCAGCGAGGTCTGAAACATGATCCCAAACCCATGGCTAATTATTGGAGCCATTGTCATGGCTGCAAGCGTGTACTTCTACGGCCACCACAAAGGCTGGGCAGAGCGTGACCAGGAAATACAGGCAGAGATCGCCATCAAGAATGAAGAGGCTCGAACTAAAGAGCAAGAGCTAACCAAACAACTTACCGATAACTCAACCAAACTGCTGGAGGCCAACAATGCCATCACTGAAAAACAGTCTTCTCTTAATCGTATTATCCGCACTAGTAGCTTGCGGATCCAAACCCCAGGTTGTGTACAAACCAGTGCAAGTACCACCCCTGCCAGCGGAAGTAGCAGCCAAGCGGGAAGTGAATCTGACAGAGAGACTCTCCTCGCTATTGCAGAAATCGTTGCCCAAGGAGACAGGAACACAGCCCAGCTCAACGCCTGCATCGACAGTTACAACAAAGTAATGGAGGCAGTCAATGTTAAACGCTGAGAAACTAGCCAAGTTGCACATCAGTGCTGACTGGGTTGACCCACTGAATGAAACATTCGAGCGCTTTGGAATTTTTAGCCAGAATCAGCAGGCTACATTCATTGGCCAGTGTGGCCATGAGTGTGGAAACTTCAGAATCCTGGAAGAGAATCTAAATTACAAAGCTGTAACGCTAATGAAGTTGTGGCCTAAGAGATTTCCTACACTGGAGGTGGCCAATGGCTACGCTGGAAACCCTAAGAAAATTGCAAATCAAGTCTATTCTTCTCGCATGGGTAACCGTGACGAAAATAGTGGTGACGGTTATCGGTTTAGGGGTAGGGGTTGTATTCAGCTTACTGGTCACTCTAATTATTTCCACGCTGGTAAAGCGCTGGGCGTGGATTTTGTTATGGACCCTGATCTTGTTGGCACTCCTAAATATGCTGCCCTTACAGCTGGATGGTTTTGGTCTACCCACAAGCTCAATGCTCCAGCGGATGCCCTTGATCATGCCAAGGTAACCAAGATTATTAACGGTGGACAGATAGGGCTTGAGGATCGCATTAAACACACCCAGCAAGCCCTATTAGTCCTAGCCTAAAGAGTAGCAGCCAGCGCTTGGATACGCATTTGATGGCCAGAGATATGACGTATCTTCTTTGTACCCTCAACTGAATCAATCGTTTTTTGATTGACCTCACGTAACTCACGCAGCTTAGTCATGCGATCACGTGGCTCAATCTTTGTATTGGCTGCAAGCTTTGCGGAAAATGTTTCATACGCATCTTGCCATTCGTCTAGCGTGGCATAGGTGGAGTGCGGTTTGTCTTTGCCAGGCAAGATGATTGCATACTGACCAGCTGGTGGCTCGGTGGCCAACTCTTCAAACGGTGGGTGATCAACGATCTTAAGCTCACCAGTCTCTACGTCAGGCTGGGTAAATTCCACAGCTGCTGGCGCTTGAACTGGTGCAGCCAATGCGTCTAGTGGATTGCGTGGCGTGATGTCTTTGGCTGGGCGCTTAGTCTCTTCTGGGTAGTCTTGTGCCTCTTCAGTGCTGATCAACCCTTTTAAAACATCTGGGTAAGCATCACGTAAAGCAAAGCCCCTGGCTCTCATCTGCAGCATACGCTTGGGGTATGCCTGCCATGGACCCTGCTTGCCCCACAGGCCTGCACGTTTAGCATCTTCTACAGAGAAACGCACGGTGACTGGCGCCCTGCCCTTGCGCCTGGCCACACACACAGCGACTGGGTTTGGCGTACCCTCATCTTCAATGCTTTCCTCTACGCCATCACACACAGGACTGGCCTGCACCAGCGCCATCATGGCATCACCGTACACACTAGGCTTGCCATTGATCACAGCAATATTTTGTAGGGCTTGCATGGGTGCTAGACCCATCTCCATGCCCCACTGAATACAGACCATGATGTCTTGTGGCTTGCCCATGTATTGCTTGGGGACCATGTTGCTGTTGGCCAGCATCTCCGAGAATTGAATGGCCTCGGTTACGGTGTTAGGGGCAAAGCCCTGGCGGTTAGTAGTTAGCTGCATTACTCTTTCTCCTCATCAATAGAGGATCGCAATACTTCCATAACAAGCATAGAAATGCTGTCAACAATGGCGCTTGCCTCTTCAATCGACACATCAGGGAAGGCATCCAATATTGCTACGGTTGCTTTAGCGTGTGCTTTTTGAACTTGATTGCTATAAGTAGTCATTTTATTTTGCCTCCTTGATTATTAATGTGGACTGCCGAATTGAATAAGCCTCCTTTGCTGGACTTATTTTCTCTGGCTGCGCTTTGTAGGAACGTACTGGCCAATTTATAGTAAAGCCACCAGCAATGGCCTTAGTATTTGTACCCATGAGTTCTTTGAGGCGCTCCTCATCAGAGGCAATGTCTTGCTCTGTAATTTTTAGGTTAAATTTGTTGTTGGCAATACGCTCTGCCAACTCTGCAGCCTCAGTGCTATCTAAGGTGATGACGTTGTCATCTGCTGGGTATAAGCCTCTGGTATCTGGCCAGCGCTCACCACTTGCTGGCGGGTAGTAATCCACCGAGCCAGTCTCTTTCCAGTTATCCAAGCGGGACTGGAAATCAATGGTGGCTGCAGCAATGCGGTCAAGTGTTCCCTGGTGTGGAGCGAACAGGAACAGGCGCATCTCGCTCGCTTTGTATAGCACTGCAATGCAGCCCCAAGTAGCTTTGACAATGTCCATCTGAGCCTGCAGCTGAATGGGACCGCGGTACAAGGCTGGCGCATCTTCTGCCTCTACAGAAGTTACCTTGGCCTCAATGACACCCATGCCGTCTAAGGTTATGGAATCCTGGCCGATAACCCATATGCCATTGGCTGGATCGCTGACTATTACCTGGCCACGGCCGACAGCTGTGCCATCCAGGCTGCAGCACAAAGGCAGGCTGTCGTGATAGTAGGCAGTCTCATGCTCAGTCACCAGCTCGGTCACCAGCAAGCGCTTGGCTGCCTCGGCCAGCACGGTAGGCTCAAGCAGATTACCCCAAGCCATTGCCTCATTACCAATGTCTGGGCGCTCAAGACCTTTGAGTGCGTTGATTGAATACTCTAGTTCATCATTAGGGTTTGACCATTTCGATAGCCCTAGAACCGCAGGCAATCGAGATGCCGACAACATAGTGTCGGGGGTTACTTTGTTCACCATTTTTTAATGCTCCTGTTTAGTGGCTAATTGGTAAGTGCGGATGATTCGGGCGTGTGCCTGTGGGTGGCTGGCCTCAGTAAAGCCAACAGCTTTGAACTGCTTGCCCCGAAAGACAGCGCCAAGCACCGATGGGTGCATACCGTCAGGGATAGATATGTGTGAGCGGATGTCATTTATAGACACGCTGCCCTGTTGCTGGCAGATCTGCACTGCTAGTGTTCTGCAGCGACTCAGGAACTCTGAGTCTCTGGCCTCGAATAGTGCTAATTGGTTATCTCGGATCGACTGTCCGAGCTGGGTGGTATTGAGCATGGCAACCCCTTACCAGGTCAAAGCAATGACAACCAAGGCTATAAAACCAAGGGCATAAATTGCTAAATCTGAGTAGTAATTAGGGTGCTTTTTGACCAGCTTTGGGTCACGCAAAAGTAGGTCTTGCAACCATTCCTGATCTGCACTACTATGCTTTTTGGTAGACTGATACTTACTACCAATTACTACTTTGCCTGTGTCGAGAGAAAAGGCCAGTGAGTTATTTGGTACTACGCTACTGGTAGTGATTGCTGGCCAATAAACACTATACACATCGTATGAAGTAGAAGAAGGTTTTAACAAGGCGCCAGCAGCGCCTAATGTTTTTTGATACGCCAAGACCTGGCGTTTTGGTTTCGCTCGATGAACTAATGAAGAACTAAAAGTACTCATTTGCTTTCTCCTTTTTTGATAAAGTTTCTAAGGTTACAAGATTCAAAGGTCACTCGGTGAGCTTACGCTACCTGTAGTAGTTAACGCTTTACGATATTGTTCTTACGCCACTCTTTGGTGGCTACATCTTTTTTATTCGTTTGGCTCAGTGCTGATCTAGCGTGTTCCATGCAACCCCTGGCTGCCATGATTCGCCAAATATCACTGCGCTCATCTTCCCAGCCAAGCTTGGTAAGCTGTGCTGACAGATCACTGAAGGTCTTGGCTGCCCACTTGATGTCTTCCATCACTAGGACTGGGACATCTAGCCTGCAGTTGACGCCACGGCCAATTCTGTTGAAGTACTTGGCCAACTGTTTGCGGTTGAGATCTCTCTCACCATCAAAGGGCTTGACGTGTTCGTAAATTGGGAGCGTTGATCTATAGCCAGTCATTACTTAGCTCCAATTCTTTTGAGCAAGTTGCGGACCTGGCTGGGATTCCAGTTGTTATTGCCACGTGGTGTCTCAATGCCACGAGCTGTCAGTGCTGTTGCGATATCACGCAAGGTGTTAGCGCCAGACTTCTTGATGATGTCGTTGACCACTGGTGCAACTTTTTCTGCAAAGTTATCGGCCTGCTGCTTGATGACTTTGATGCCAGCCTCTGAGCCGACTTCTGGGTGAGGACTACCTAGCACCTTACCTCTGCGCTTTAAAGCCTGCAGGGCTGCGCTAGTGCGCTCAGAGATACGCTTGGCCTCGTACTCCGCAAAGACTGCCATCATCTGCAGGAACGTGCGATCGGCCTCTGGCATATCGGCACATACAAATGGCACTTTGCCGTTGAGTAATGTAGAGATGAACTGCACATCACGTGCGAGGCGGTCTAGCTTGGCCACTACTAATGTGGCTTTTTGCTTTTTAGCCAGGTCAAGTGCAGCCATGAGACTTGGGCGGTCTTTAAGGCGCTTGTGTGTGCCTGACTCAATCTCGGTGTACTCGCCAATGATGGACCATTTGCCACCATTGAGGAATGTATTTACCAGCTGTCGTTGAGCCTCAAGGCCAAGGCCTGATACGCCCTGCTTGTCTGTTGATACTCGGTAGTACGCTACGAATTTGCCTGTGTGCGGTGTCATGTGGACGCTCCTGTTTATGGTTAGGTCCTGTCTGTGATATCGGATTGATATCACTTGTCGCTATTCTATTACAAAACCCATAAGGTCTGTAAACCCCCTTTCTTATACAAAGTTATAGGGACTTTCCCTAATGCCTAGTATCTTGTACAGAATTCAATAGGTAGAATTGATATCTAGTTGAAATCAAACGTACAAAAGCCATGCAAAAAACACCCAAAGTAGCGATGCTCATACGCCTTAGACCTAGCACTAAGGAACTGTTGGACGAGGCCTGCAAAGAGCAGCAGCGCTCACGCTCTAGCCTGATAGACCAGCTCATTAAGGATGTTTTAACCAGGCAGTACGCAGACTTGCATAGCAGGCTCGATGACTTAGTTGCGAGGCAATCAGCATGACACCTAAAGAGGCAACCAAGTTGTTAGACATGGCCAAAGATGGTGATGAGATAAACGGTGAAGAGATCCCAGAAGAGGTAGTCACCGAGGCGCTTGAGTGGACAGACGATATAGACGCCTATGACCCACCGTGTGAGGCCGTTGAGGCCTGGGTAGAAAAGATGCGTAGGAAGGGTGTCCTGTGATCACCACCATCCTGACCGTTGATCTAGGCACACGCACTGGCTGGGCAGCACTCACGCAGGGCAAGGTTGTACATGGATGGGTAGATCTCAAGCCTAAGCGGTTCGAGGGTGGCGGTATGCGCTTTCTCAGGTTTAAGCAATGGCTTGGTGAGGTAAGCGCCAGCGTTGGAGAGATCCAGGCGGTTTACTTTGAAGAGGTCAGGCGTCACCAAGGCGTGGATGCAGCTCACGTTTACGGTGGCTTGATGGCCACG